GTAAGCCTTGCTGCGGAATATCACGCGATCCGCTTCCGTCAGGCCATCATTGTAGCGCGTGACGCAAAGGTTGCGCGGCCTTGCCTCCTGACGCGCATGGTCATGCACCTCGCGCGACTTGACCGGCTGCATCATTGCCCAGCGTGGCGCGCCGCCAATGCTTTGCCATGTGTCCGTATAGCCGCCTGCCCCGTCGCTTGTCCTTACCTGACGCTCGAACGTCACGCGATGGCGCATCATGCGGGCGGAGTACTTGGAACAGGCAGACATTAGAACCAGCCCAACTGGTCATATCGCTTGTAAGGCCCCAGCATGCCCTTGCATTCGTCAGGCATGGAGCAACCGCCCCGGCATTCGTACATTGCCTCCACGTGTTGTTGGATGGCCTGCACGATAGGTTCTGGAATGGATGCCTCGCCATAACCCGCCGTATAGCGGATATGGATAGCATCGCGGTCGCGCAATTCGGTCGGCCATGTATAGCCATTGTTCAAATATACCCGCCCGCCTGCGGTATCGACCGAGTAGGCAGACGAACTAAAGACGCTAGACGTATTTGCCCGGTCGTATGTTGTAATGCTGTCAACGCTTTGCAGCGGAGCAAATGGCAGGTCAACCGTGCCGGGGTTGCCTACGATAGAGCCGTAATGCCCATCGTGGACCCCTGGGCCAAGGCCGACTAGGTTGTCATCACCGCTTGCCGAAAAGCCATCTATGCGCAATTCCAGCACTTCGGTCAGCAAGCCGGTTCGCGTGTACTGTTTCACGGCTTCGGTCGCTGCAAAAATGAAGGCGTCAATCATCGCGTTGTCTTCCGTATTATCCTGGCGGAGATAGGCTTTCATATCGACCACCGATACCGCGCGGCCCGTTGGGGCGGTAATCGTGACCAGAGAGCGGCGATTGAATGAGCGCGATTGCTGCATGGCTACTTATTCTCTTTCGGCTTCGCAGCCTTGTTGCTTGGCGCGGCCTTGGGCTTGCGCTTCGGCTCATCGGCGACAATCTCGCCCGCGCCTTCTTCAAAGATGGCTAGCAGGATGTTCTCGTCTTCGATCGGGTAGACTTCGCCGCGGAGGTATTGCTTCCGGGTGATGCCGTCCGGGTAGGCAAACATCGGCTTAAGCATTTTGACGTTAGGCATTCGTAGTCCTTGGCTAATAGCAAGACGCCGATTAAAGCGCCTTGCTATCAGTGACAGTCGTTAGGTGGCCGCGGTGCCTGTGTCGATGGTCGCGACGCCTTGCGCCTCGCCCTTCTCCTTGACGGCATGGCAGGCAACAACGGCATCGGTGCCGGTCGTACCCACCGCGGTCATGCGGACATAGCGCTTCTCGCCCGTATAGCCGATGGAGCCGACGAACACGTTGTCGTCGGCATCATCCGTCACGGTCAGGTCGCTCTCCAGACCCACAAGGTCAGCATCGGCAACCGCCGTTGCGCCCGCGTCCGTGGTGTCGTCGCCTTCCTCAACCTGGAAGGTAAAGCCACCAGCCGCGCCCGCGTCGGTGACCGTGCCCGTGGAGACGGTGAATGTAAGGCCCTGGAAGCCCTGCATGTCGATCCAGTCGCCTTCGGCCTTCGTGGTGCCGGAAAGGGTGGCGCTAAGCGCCAACCCATATTCACGGCCATTGCGGCAGTCGAATTTTGCCATGGTCGTTAGTCCTTTCTGGCCGCTTAGGCCGCTACCTTGCCGATTTTGATGGCGTCATAGGACGTGACATCGCCGCCGGTTCGTTTGGTGGTGTAGTAGGTGATGAAGCCATGAGCCGAATACGGGTCACGCAGCACGATAACGCCGACGCGGTCGTAGATCGTATAGCCCATGCGCCAATCGCCATATGCAACCGCCAGAGCGTTCGCAGCGACGGTCGGCATATCGGCCATGAACCGAACCGGCTTATTCAGCAGGACGGTTTGCGCCTGACCATCACGCAGCAGGACCGGGCCGAAGTGATACTGGTCAGCACCCTTCAACTGGAGAGCCTTGCTGTACGTGGTCCGATGCATCACCCAGGACGCGCCCGGCTGATAGGCTTCGTGCAGCGAGCCCTGGACATCAATCAGGCCGTCCGGGTCAAGCGCTGCCGCCGCACCCATGTTTACCTGCTCGATCTTCTCGCGCTCGTAAACGCCTGCGGACGCCCACGCCGGAAGCGTGAGGAAGCCGCGGGCCGCGTTAACGCCCGTGCCGTTGACGAAGTCGGCATTTTCCGTGCGGGTGATCTTGTTGCTCACCTTCCGGCCAAGCCAGCCTTCAACGTCGAAGTCAGCATCCTGCACCATTTCGATGGTGACTTTTGGAGCCGCTTCGTACTTGTGCGCAACGATGACCTTCAGCCCGATGTCCGGCGTATCGGTTTCGCCGCCGCTCGCGCCTTCGCCGATCCGGCGCACGACCGCTTCGTCGTCGTCGATCAGCAGTTCAATCGACTTTGCGCCGCCGGTGATAACCTCGGAAACCTCACGCATCGGCGATGTTTCGAAGTCACGCCCGACAACCTTGCCGACAAACTCTGGGCGAACCAGGAAGCCGCCGTCCGGGTTAACATCCGTGCTCATGGCGCGAATTTCAAGCTGAGCCTTGTCGCGCTCCTTGCCGTCTAGGGTGATGCCCTTGCGGAAGAAGTCGTTGGCCTGCTTGCGGCTTTCGGCGGCGCGGCGCTCGTCGGCAGACTTGCCGAAGTCTTCCCGATCCATGGCGGCGGCAAGAGCATCGGCCTTGGCCTGCACTTCCTGCAACTTTGCCATCGCGTCGGTGACGTATTCGGCCTGCTTCTTGAACCGCTCGTCGTCCAGCGGGTCACGGGTCTTCAGTTCGTCAATGTCGGCACGCAGGCCAACGAGGGCTGGATTGATCTTTTCGACCAGCCCTTTGATTTCTGCAAATTCACTCATTGTGTGAGGTCCTTAAGCATGGTGGATAGGGAGGTCGCCAGTTCCGCAGCCTCTCGCTGCTCATCTGCCGATAATGCGGACGGGTCAGCCTCTCGCTGGTCAGCCCACGCCTTAAACCCATGGGAGGCGATGCAAACCGCATCCTTCCGGGAAAAGCCCATGTCGCGAAGCGCAGCCTCAAAGGCGCGAATGTCGCGAATTGATTTGATGTTGGTCACGTTTGCAGCGGAGTTGGCCGGGACGGTCACAAAGGACACTTCCCAAAGGTCAATCTCAAGCAAGCGACGGACGCCGGTTTCGCGGTCCATTTCCTCGCGAACGGTGTTGAAGCCGATAGATAGGCCGGTAAGTGCGCCCATCTCGACCAGTTCGGCAGCTTCTGCGCCCTTCTCCGTCCGAGTGGCAATGCGGCCTTTCAGGAATAGCCCGTTTTCATCTTCCCGGTATTCGTCCCAGCGGCCTACCAGCGTGCCAAAGTCATGCTGCCAGGCCATCTTAGGTTCCTTGACTGCAATGCTATCGGCAAACGCGCCTGGTACGATCACATCGTTGTAGCTGTCCTTGTTGCCAAAGACGGAGCCATAGCCCTCGACCATGCGATAGCGCGGGTTATCGTCTTCACCGGATGATTTGACATTCATCGGCAGGAATTTGGTTTCCATGCTCAATCCTCAGTTACCCAAGCCAGCGCGCACCGGCAGTTAATCGTTGCAAACGCTGGCGCGTCCTCATCGCCCGGATGCGCAATCAAGTAAGCCGGGTCGTCTCGAATGGCTGGCGCGCTGAACTTCTCGTCAGCCGCTACAATCTTTCCGCTCAAAGCCGAATGCTGAAAGCGGGTCCGTTCGTCTAGCGCTGCGATCCATTCCTTGCGGAGCGTCAGGCCAGTCTCTTTCGCCGCCTGGACCGAACCATAGTTCGCCGCGTTGTGTGTCTCCGTCCGGGCAATCAGGTTCGCCCTGGCGCGCGATAGGCGAGGCGCAACGTCGCGAATTAGCTTGCCGGTTCCATCCTGCCCCAAGCCTTCCTGGAATCCCCGATCAATCATGCGGATGACGTGATCCCGCGTCGTATCGGCAATGCTCGTGATGCGCTGCCGGAAAGCCTCACCCGCAATGAAGCGACGGGCAATCCGTAGCAAAGTATCAGCGAAGCCTTTTGCCTCATCCGGCCCCGGCCCGGCTTTCACTTCTTCCGCAAAGCGCTTGCCG